GATAGTCAACGTGCATAATCTCTATGGCAGCACCCTTGGCTTCAAGAGCAAGAACCAACGACAGGTCAACGCTCGTAGAAACCGCTCCGGTAACCGTTCTTACTAGCACGCCATCCAAGAACCAACGAACCGTGCCATTAGGAGCCAACTCCAAACGAAGGACCTGCCACTCACCAGTTACTGCATCATCATCGCAGTCTAGTGCCGTGGAATCGGTTTCTCCGGTAGTAGTCCCGCCGTTATAGACCGTGTGCCAGTCCTCATCATCAGTCAGTTCTGCTGAGAGAAAGAATCCACATATATCCGAAGCTGTCAACGTCAAGGTTGTTGTCGCACCGGTCATCACATCGGTTTCTATGCTGAGAGTGCTTGGGTCGATATCTGTAAATCCAAAGAAGACCTCTTTGGTATCAAGGTCTACGAATCGGACGCGAGTCTCTGCCACGATTGTACCCATCAACCCTACATCAAAGGCAACAGGAGTTCCTATCAGAATCGTGTGGTTGTCTTCGTTTGTAGTAGTCATAACGCCGACACCGCTAATTGCATCAGCGTGCAAGAGGGGGATGCCCGAATCTGTATCTTCGGAACCTTGACCAGCAACAGTGAAATTACCAAGTGCCCTATCCGTTGCAGTATTTGAGACGGGGTCTTCCGCAAAGAAATCTTCAAAAAGTCTAATTCTGCCGTTAGCTGATTGAGCCATTTTATTCACCTACTTGTTTAAGCTTTAGCTCTAAATTTCGTATACGCTCCCTGTAGGGAGCCACTGCTAGAAAGATACTGTCCCTAGGGACGGCGGCGAGGTTATCTATACGCATGTCCGAAGGGTCACCATTCAAATTATGCACGACCCACCCTTTAGGAATAGGGCCGTGCGCTTTCACCCAGGCTTCACGCCGGGGATTCATTACGAGGTCGGCGTAGTCGCGTCACTCAGGATTTCATATCCCCAGTTACCCGAAGACCGTTCCCCGTACACATACTCATCGTAGTGGTACATGATAGTCGCGCCGCCGCCGATGTCTTCACGTCGAACCGCTACAGCCCGTGGGCTACGGCCCTGAACGAGGACAAGAGCCATCTTGGAATAAACGCCGCCCTTCGCGTCATTTGAAGAGCTATCAATAGTTATCTCGTTATTCTCATGGATGGAGACGTTCCCAATCATGCCCTTGAATCCGTTACGGAATGCATCCGCACTCAGGCCACCGCTGCTGATGTCATAAGTTCCCACAGGGGAAGTCATCTCGTCAGTGATGTCCTTTATCTGGAAAGCGTGTAATTGAGCATGGAGCGGGGAAGGACCTGGCTCAGTAGAGTTACCAGTAATCCGTACTGAAGCAGCCATGATATGACCATAAGTCAAAGTCGTACCTGCTCCGGCTAGATGGGTGGTAAAGCTATCCAGTTGAGTCAAGCCATCCTGGTTCTTCTTACGAGTCATGGCGTTTTGGGCCAGAACCCCCAGTTTGGCAACTCCGTGCTGAACGATGCGCTCTCCTACCCGGTCAGTGATAAGGGTTTCAATACCTACCACAGTTGGGGTCAGAGGGAAGTCAGTGTCCGACATTTGCTGAGGGTTGTCGAGAATCGTGTCTTCAGTGATGGCCTGAGCAGTAACCTTGGCATAAGAAACCTCATGCCAGGTGATACCCATTCCTTTACCAAGAGTCTGCCGGTCCACCGTGGACATGATTTCGCCTTCATTCTCACGAACATTCCTAGACGCCCCGATAATTGTCGGCAAAGAAGCATCCAGTGAGTCAGTGGTAGTTCGTCCTACAGCCATTTGTCCCTCCGATTAGGTAAGAGTTTTTACGTATGCATCGAGCAGCGTTTTCTGCTCTGGGCTTATTACCATGTCTGGATTTGCACCAGTAGCCGCCAGAAGTTGCGCGGTAGACATAGGTGCGCTACCAGAGGGTAGACCGCCATCAGGTGCGCCATCATCAACTAGATTGCCTTCAAGCTTTGCTAATCGACGGGAAGTCTCACCATTGTTTTTCAATAGCAATGCGTAGGCTTCCATTGATGGAGCATCATTAAAACCAGCGAGAGCAGCAGGGTCAACACCATACTTAGTGCTATATGCAGCAATGGCTCGTTGTTTACGGCCATTGTATTCCTGCTGAACCCTATTCTGTTCTTGGGCTTCTTGTGCCCTAGCATTGCCAGCCATGCGCTCTTGAGCCATGTCTACAGCAAACCGCTGGGCAGTCTCTTGGTCGTACCCAAGATTGACGTACTTCTGAGTTATCTCATTCTGAAGCGTCTGTGCTTGGGTGGCGTTCTGGTTGATAGCCTGAACACGTAGGATTTCGTCTCTATTAGCTCGTAATTCAGCAAGCTCTCGTTGGTCTGCTTCGGAGAGATTATTAGGCTGAGTCTCAGCTACAGGGAGTTGGGCATCTGCCGGAACGCTATAAAGTTCTTCTACCGGTGGAACAGGCGTCGAATCAGGCGTACTAGGTTCAACGGGTTCAACGGCTTCAACAGATTTAGGAGCATCTGTAGGAGTTTCAAGGGCTGCAAGCTCCTCGTCAGCAAACATCGGCATTACCGTGTTTGTGACTGGATTGACCTCTAGTTCAGAGTCATCTTGTATTTCATTTGATTGCGTCATAAAGCCTCAAAATTTGGCAAATAAAAAAAGTCGCACTCTCCAAAGAGATATGCGACCATGCGCTCTATCTATACCAAATATGTACTTGTAGGAATTACGCTACCAGTACTGGTAGTCTTGTGTCAATCACTACCCATATACCGCCACATCTTTTACTACGGCAGAAGAACTCTACCCTACTTCCTTTATCTAGGCGTATAGGCCACTTGATATCGCATAGTGGGCAATGTGCTTGAATAGATGTCATCTAGGAATACGTTGTTGTAAGTCTATTAAGTTTCGACGTGATTCAGGAACTAGATTTGTTCCTTCGTTTATTCTTTTCCTATCAGAAGAATATTTATCGCTCCTTTCTTCTCTTTCCTGTAATTTTTCCTTGGACTGCATTTTTTCCCATTCTTTTATTACTGCTAATTGCTGCTTGTTTTTGAAGTTTGAACCAGGGACATTCAAATCCTTGTAATCTTTGCCATACATTGCATTAGCTACATCGTCGTAGCTTGGTCCCGGATATGGATAAGCTCTGGCACCAAAGAAATCAGCCCCGCCTTTCGCTATACGCTCTTCTATGGTTCCACCATCAAAAAGCATAGCTTGCAACCATATAAAGGTTACATCATCTCTTAGAATCTTCCCGAATGATTTAAGAGTATCTAATGGGCGGCCTGTGAAATCCCGTGTGATTGGTTCTCCAAGATATTCTTCACCTAACAGAATATCCCACGCATCCGAAGGAGCAGCAGATAGCTGGCTACGGACCCAACGTACCCCTATATTATGGTTAAATTCATCAAAATCTAATACATCTCCTGGGTCAGTTGCTATTCGTGAGATTAGACGTAAATCAGAAGTAAATTTAGAGCCTAACCCAAATCCATTAGTTCCTGCTTTCCAAAGAAGGAATTGTTTTTTGCTTGGGTCTAATCCAAGTTTTATATTATGTATGATATCTTCATTTGTTTTTCCTTGAGCCTGGCCTAAAGCAAATGAGATACCTATATACGTAGATACCGTTCCTGCGGTTAATGACATATATGCTTGACGCGCTAGATGTCCCTTCAAACCTCCCTGAACAACACTGGCGTGTAGGGCAGCAATGGCACGTCGATACCGTGGAGCAAGCATTACTGCTGACTCAAATAAGCGTTGGTTTGGCGTTAATCCTAGACGAGTACTAGATGATAGCCCACGCATATTATTAACATAATCAACTAATTCTCTAGTTTTTAGAGCATCTCCTCCGGCTAATGATTCTAGGCCCTTCATTAAGTTGATTCCTGCATCATCCATAGCAGATTCAAATGCTTGCTGGAATGGACGCAATGGAGAAGATACTATTCCAGGGATACGTCCTAACCCACGAAGTATCCTATTTTCTCCTTTATATAATCCTTCAGGACTTAGGAGACCTCCCCTTCCTAATGCTTCAGTAAACTCTAATCCTCCATTAGAAAGGAGCAATCCAGGTGAACGTTGTATCAGTGCAGCATTATCGGCTAGACGTTTCTGAGAGGCTCTCCTGGCATTTTTAGGATTTATTGCAGCGCGAATAAAGGTTTCAGCAAACGCCCCCATTGCTTTCCCGAATGTTGGGGTATGACGATAGGCTAAAGTTATAAATTGTATCCCTACTAATGAAGCGTCTCCAGCAAGGGAATACATACGCTGCACAGCATTGAAAGAATTAATTCCCTTTAAGAATTCATTCGGTGCGTCGGGGAACATCCCCTGCAAATCATCAATGAATTGCTGGCTTCCTGGTCCTTCTACTTTGAACCTCGTAAAATCTTCTAATGAGGTAAGTACTCTCTCACCGAACCTTAATTCAGAAGGTTCACCAGGATAGATTACGTGTAGTTGGACCCCTGAAGGTAGGTTCTCTTGAATCCACTTGGAGGCTCTCTGATTGACTACTTTGTTATAAGCAGATTGGGCACGAGCCTCAAAGGACTTCTCATACGAAAGAGGAATCCATCCTTCTTTTTGTGCTTCGGCCACTGTACTAAAGGTACGGGGCTGTTGCGCTCCCGTTCTTCCAGTAAGCCTACCTCCTGAACCTACAAACCCACGTTCAATGATGGTCCCATCTTCTAAGATTCTAGCTACATGAACACGACCAGCATATCTCTCTACATCATCTAATGAGATGCTCGTTATTGGAATACCATTCCGTTCATATAAGGCTTTAATCTCAGCTTCAAGACTAGACATTGCATCAAGCCAGTCGCGTTGAGCCTTCGTGAGCGAGAATTTAGAAGGATTCTCAGCTATTTCATTGACTGAATGTCCTTTGAAATTTCCAGCATCAATGAGTCCTGTAGACTCGACGGTTCTTCCAAATAAATCTTCTTGATTTCCAAATTTCCTAGCATGGGCCAGTAAGCCTACAATCTTTTGTCTACCGTCATCTATCATGGCAGCACGGACAAGCCCTGCTTTTTGGGTAGGACTATTAACAAAAAGATGAGGATTGCGTAGGGCCGGAGTCCATCGTAGTACTCCACGTACAATTGGATTACGTACTAGTAAAGACGCAACATTCAATGCCGTCTCTCTATTATTTAGACCCCGTAAAGATTCTATTGGTTGAGCTAATGCCTGAGCTATTCTAGCCGCTCGATTGCGAATCGTAGCTACTTCAATCTCGTCAGCGAATTGAGGCGGGTCAGATAATCTAGGCTTACCTTCAGGGAAGGATACTTTCTGGAGTAATTGTGCTGGGTCATCAGGGGGAACTTCTTTGGCTGCTACGGCAGCTAAATGAGCAGCTTCCTCTGGAGTGGTTGCAGATTCACGTACCAATGCCCGGAGCCTAGCCGCTTCTTCTGGAGTACTGGCTTCTATGGGTATCCCAGCCGGTCTTTGGAAGGATGCTTGAGTACCAGTAGGCGGGGTAACGCCCTGCGGTCTGACAACCCCTTCAGGAAGCATCGTCTGTGTAGACGGGGATATCCGGGTGACCGGCTCCCTACGAATAACTCCAGGGATATTTAATTCAGCCTGCGGGATTACTCCCTCGATATTACTCCGTGGAACTGGTCCCTGAGTTGCATTGATTGCTACTCGTAATTGTTCCGCTCTTTCATTTAGATTTCTAAGTCTATCTGCAACCGGGCCTACCGTCATGGGCTTTCCACGACGATTCAATGGAGCAGGAGTATTTGCTATCTGATTCTCAACTATTCGTAAGGAACGTCGAAGTTCATCAAGACCTTCTGGGTCTAGGTTAGACGGTAATTGTCTTTGGCCTGGACGTGGGGTTACTTGTCCACCACCAGTTCTGTATCGAGTTATGGGCGCACCGGCAGGAACCTCGCTCTCAAGGCGTCTAGCGGCGCGTGTTACCTCACCAGGAGAAGCATTGCCCGGCAGAATCTGTACATCAGACCGTTGACCAAGTTCTTGGGCAGCACGATTCAATTGACGTGGCCCTGAGAATACTATTCGTTGGCCCATAGGATTCTGGCGTGTTACGAGAATCAAGCTGGGTTCAGCAGGCAACGGTGAAACCGGTCCACGAACTGGAGGAGTAAATACTTCTCCACTTAAAGGAATCGTTGCAGATTCAGCACGGGCAGGTATAGCTAACTGCGATGGAGCATTTTGCATCTGCTGTACAGCATTACGCAATGCGATTTGTCTTTGAATAGACGGTGGTGCCTCAGAGATAAGGTTACTGGCCCCAAATCCAAATCTGCTAGGAGGAACATTTAAAATCCCTCGCCTGCCAAGTTGTGTGACACCAACTCCTGGAACTATGTTCAATGGGTCAGATGTAGCTTCCAGTAAAAAGTTTTGCCAAGCATTCCTTTCGGAAGAACGCTTATTGATTTGGTCAATATATTCTCTTAAACCGGGGTCTGCCCCTGCTTCTCCACGAAACATTCGTTGAGCGGCAGTATCAGGAGATACATCCAATGGGTCGATGACACGCCCGTGTATGCCAAGTTGTTCAGCAAGGGCACGTTCTAAGCCAATCATTTCTGATGTGAAAGCAGCACCAACGCGACCAGGCATACCCATACCAGTCAATGCTTGCCCCAATGGGTCTCTGTCAGGAGGACGTTCTCCAAAGGGTAGAGGCTCCCGTCCTTCAAATACAGAGCCGGGGGCTGGTGCGCGTCGAGCTTCGTACTCTTCGATTAATTCTGCTTGGCTCTTACGACCACTAGCGTCTCTTGTTATTTGAGGAGACGTTACTTGTGGAGGAGTTACTGTGGGTTGGATAACAGGAGAAGGCTGAGGAGTGACCGCAGGCTGGGCCTGGGTATCCAATGGAGGCAAGCCAAGATTTGCACGAGCTTTGTCCCTTTCAGACATAGGTTCTGCCACAGCCACAGGTGCAGGTGCAGGCGTACCCTGAACCGGCTCGTCAGGCAGTGGCTCTAGTCCTAGTGCGCGTCTCGCAGCATCTTGCTCTGGAGTGCCCATTATCTTATGAAGCTCGTTCTAGGATTGAAATTGCTTCTACCCTCTCCACGTTGCCCCAAAGGAGTCCTGAACCGTTCTCGACCAAAGTCAAAGGCATCTATGTATTCAGTGAACCTAAGCTTTGGGTCGAAGCGTTGCAATCCCTGGAATCTATTGAATATCTCTTGGCGTTGCTTTTGAGCAGCCTGACGCTGATTAAAGGGCATATTAGCCCGATTTATCGCACCTTGGAAGGCCAGATTAGGCTCTTCTTCTAAGATGTCACTAAATCCAGACATAGATGGGGATTGACTAAAGAAACTATCTTTGAACTGGTCGAAATAATTATCTGGTTGAAATGCGCCGAATGACCCAAATCCTTCTATAGCCAATTAAAAACCGTACCTTCCTAGGAACCCGCCAAACGGGTCACCTAGAGGGTCTGTATCTCTAGAAGCATTAAATCTACGTCCAACCGCACCAGCGATATTACTTCGGAACATAGGGTTCACTTGGGATGATAGGTATTCAGTAGCTAGATTTTGCCCTGCATTACTAATGAAATCACGTCGGGCCTCATCTAATGCACTTAGATTGTTATTGCCATACAAAGAGCCGAATTCTTTAAAAGCATCACTCATAGCACTAGTACCTAATCTTTGTGGCATTCCTCCACCCTCGCCCGATACAAGAAAGTCTCGGAAGCTATTCGGATTAGCCCGAATAACCCCTTCTGGGTCTGTGAAGGT